CCTCCATCATCTTAGCCAAGTAATAGGTAGGGTACAACCAGTCGTTTCGTTCTGTTGCTCCTGAGGCCCCAGAAGAAATACTAGAGATCATCTCGTATAAGCTTGGAGCATCACTCGTCGTTGAGGGAAACATGCGAGATATGTATTTGAGTGAAGTGGGAAGATAGGCTCCCCTTAGAATCATCTCTTTTCCATATGTCATGAAGCATGTTGAGTAGATGCACTCTTCGGGCTTAACTTCTTGACCGACCGTGGCTCCCACTCTTGATATCTCCTCAGCTGCTTTGTCCACAACACCTCGGATGTGAGCTTGTATCTCCTCTTCTGTTAAGGTGGGAGGAATATACACTTCAATTATGCACACTTGATTGTCCCCTTGTCCTATGATCCTGTATGACAGTCCCAACTCCCACAAAGACATGTGAATGAGGGCGATCGTGCATGATGTCCACAGCTTCTGAGCAATACCTTCAAACCCTCCCCTATGACCATACCACAGTGACCGTCCTTCTGGCGGGGCGTGTCGGTTCTCCTTGGTGACATGATCAGGGGGGTACTCGGGTAAACGAAGGAGACACATACACTCCTCAAAGAAAGTGTGGACCACCGAGAACATGCCCGGTTTCCCAAACATCTGATCCATTCTCCTTCCAATGGGATGAACCGCCTCTTTCCTCCACATGGTGTTCCACTTGGCAAAGTCAATACTCATAACCACACGAACCCACGACCCTGGCGTTGGTTTGGTTGATGCCAAGAAAAGGTCCAGGAGTTCTTGTCGGTTTAGTGTCATAGTCTGTTCTGGGAGACTTTTAAACACTCCCTCGGCAATGTTGTGCTCCGACAGAACGAAGAAAAGGCGCATCTCTAGGACCATCATGGAAAACATGCGGGGGTTCTTCTTCATCTCTCTCTCCTTTGGGCAGACAGACACAATCTTCCACGAGAAAGGAATCTTCCCTGTCCGAACTATCTCCACAATTTTCCTTAAATCAATAGTGGGCCGAGTTATCAACTCCTCCATCACGCGAGTTGAGGTTGGAGAGCGGGGAGGAGTGTAGGAGAGCCTTCCGCGCCAGGTTGCATCAAAGTGTTCTCTCTTGTGAGAAATGGATTTGTCCACAACCAAACTTAAGATGTCATCTCCCTCATCAAACACCAGGTGCTCGTCGAACAGTGTCCATTGCCAGTCAGTCGCAGGATATTGTGTGAAGCCGAACGCCAGTGACGGATGTTCTCCCTCTGCAAGCACTTGCAGTCGAGTGGGAGGGAGGTTCCCCCTATCAATGAACTTCAGCTTGGGCCAACGCCCCATCTTCTTCAAATACCCTCGACAGTAAAGATGACAAAAGCTCCACTCTAGCCTTTGACAGTCTCCCAACCGAAGCCGGAGATCCTTCTTTCCAAGATCTCTCACGGCCACACATCCCCCGTACGGGTCCACATAAGGATGCCCCCACAGTTTCAGGAAGCCGAAAGCCTCTGCAAGATCACGGCTCGTTTGGAAGGAGTCAAGATATTGGTCAAGCTGGTCTACGAAATTCCCAGTTCCTCCCGCACTTATCTCCTTCTCCTTGTATTTGTTGAGCATTGCCTCGTGTTGTCCCTTTCCGTCCAGTATCTTCTCTTCCCTCTCGATGATCGCAGTTTGAGATAAAGCTTCGATCCCCTTCACTATGTCGAATCCGTCATTCCCCAGACGCAAAAGCACCTCTCCCCCCCATTTCTCAAACCGGGCCAGCTTGTCAATCAGGTGGAAACGTCGAGAATCCAAGTGGCAGTACAAAGGAATGATGAATCGTGAATACATCATATCCTTGAACATCAGACACACGTCTGTCGTGCATAGAACGTATGTCCCCTTGACTGGTATCAGACTAATTCTCCTCGAGAACCACCCCCCGTTCCATCGAACCCACCCTCCCATCTTGGATGAAAGAATTATCTTGTCAACGACATTCAACCAATAAATGACATCCAGCATTCTGTCCAGCAAGTCTCGGGATTTCAGTATCTGGTCCCATTCAATGGCCACAAACGATGGGACCGAGGAGGTCTTATCTGTCACCTCGGATAAGAAAGTTCGGATACTCCTCTCTTGACTTCTCACAACCTTCACCGTTGCTTCGAGGTACTCCCTCCCAACTTCTTGTGCCA